GTAATGGATTTTGCTACGCGCTTAATGCGCTGAGGGAGAATCAGAAGGTGGCACGGCATGGCTGGAATGGCAAGGGGATGTGGCTTATGCTGCAGCGTCCTGACGCCAATAGCAAAATGACCCTGCCGTATATTTATATTGAGTATCCGGCGGGGCATCCTGCTTATCCGGAAGGGAGCCGGGTCCCCTGGCTGGCGAGCCAGACTGATTTACTGGCTGAAGACTGGACGATTGTTTAATGGCGACTGCGACAAAACCATTTCAGGTTCTTTATGATTACTCGGATGTGCCGACGCTGAAGAAGTTTACTTTATGCGATTTGCGCGTCCGGTGCGCCATGGGTCCGTTCGGGAGCGGGAAGTCGAGCGCCTGTGTTATGGAGATTGTAAGGCGCGCGCATGCTCAGGCGCCGGGGCCTGATGGGATACGCCGCAGCCGGTGGGCGGTAGTGAGGAATAGCTATGGGCAACTCAAAGACACTACGATACGTACCTTCCATGATTGGTTTCCACCTAAGATTTTTGGTGAATATCGAGTCACCGACCACATGTATATTATCACAAAGTTTCCCGGGGTGCATATTGAGATACTTTTCAGAGCACTTGATAGGCCAGACCAGGTGTCCAACCTGCTGTCCCTGGAGGTCACTGGCGCGTGGTTTAATGAAGTAAGGGAGATTCCGAAAACGATTATTGAAGCCATGGATGCCCGAATCGGCCGATACCCATCGAAGAGGGACGGCGGGCCAAGCTGGTTCGGCATCATCATGGATACCAACCCACCGGATGAGGACTCTTACCTCTATAAGATGTTTGAGGTTGTTCGTCCGGATAACTGGAGAATTTTTAAGCAGCCGAGCGGGTTATCAACTCATGCAGAAAACACCAAACACCTACCAAAGGGTTACTATACCAATCTGGCCAAGGGGAAAGATGAGATGTATAAACGCATCTACATCGACGGACAGTATGGATACCTCGTCTCCGGTAAGCCTGTATTCGCGTCATTTGTGGATAACGTCCATGTGGCCCCGAACGTACTTGAGCCCCAAAAAGGGCTGGATGTAATAATCGGATTCGACTTCGGCTTGCAACCGGCATGCTCCATAGGCCAGATATCACCTTTTGGGCAGTTACGAATTCTCGATGAACTTGTATCCGACGGAATGGGGCTACGCCAATTCTGCGAAAATCAATTATTACCGCTACTTCGCCGGAAGTATTTCGGTATGAGCGTTATGGGGTTCGGGGACCCGTCAGGGACCTCCCGTATGCCCACAGACGAATCCACATGTTTCGAAGTCCTGCAATCGCGGGAAATCGGCTTGTCGGACATAGTCCCCGCCCCCACTAACGCCATTATGCCGCGCATCGGTGCGGTGGAAGCTTTCTTGAATAAGATGTACGCCGGGGAGCCAGGATTCGTCTTGTCCCCAAATTGCCATTTCTTACGTAAAGCACTTAATGGAGCATACCACTACGAGAGGGAGCCGAAGAGTTTGGGCGAAGATTATAAGCCGATGCCGGTAAAAAACTTTGCCTCGCACATTTCGGATTCGTTGCAGATGCTTTGCCTTTATATCCAGGACAAGGAGGAGCATAACAAACGCTGGAAGGCTTTGCAGGGACAGCTAAAGCGGCGGCAGATACCGAGGGTCGCAGACAGGATTGCGGGGTATTAAAATGGTTAAGTCAGGAGATGGGCCGAGCCCAGAGGAAAATTTTCCAGGCGCCGGGAAAAAGAAAGAATCAAGATTAATGTGGTTCGTCTTGAGCAGATGGGCAGGGGTCGGGTTAAGGTTAAGATAGACGATACAAAGAGCAATATTATAGATATGAACCACAATGGGAAAGATTACGTCGTCATGCGTAATCTCGGGAGAGGGCGATATATCATGAGGGAAATAGAGAGCAACATAGGAGTAATGACAAATGGACGCTATCGCGACAGCATTCGACCCAACGAAGCGCAATGATGATGTAATGGCCAATTTTGGATACCGGCTCAAGGGCCAGTTTTCCACAAATGAGGCTCATCGTCGGGTAAAAGAACTGGAATGGTTGGAATCCCTCAGACAATATAAAGGGCTTTATGACCCGACCGTACAAATTGAGCAGGGTAATTCAAGGGTGTATCCCAAGCTTACTCGCGCGAAGGTGAATATTGTCCTCTCGCGCCTGCACGAAATGCTCTTCCCGGAGACGGATAAGAACTGGGAAGTTGACCCTTCACCTGACCCGACTGTTGACGCGGAAGTTGTCGCGGAGATTGTCATGTCTTTAATCCAGCAGGACCCGGAGACCGGTCAGGTAATTCCCCCATCAGAAAACGATGTTAGGATGGGGATTAAGAAGTATGCCATCGATGCCTGCGAGAAAATGGCCAATGTTATGGACGACCAATTTGTGGAAATGGAATACCCTGAAGAGGTTAAGAAAGTCCTTCGCTCTGGCCTTATTTATGGCACCGGTATTATGAAGGGGATTATGTTGAACCCCCGGGTTAAGAGGCATTGGCAGCGTCTTCCCGGCGGTGAATATATAGAGAAGCAAACTAAAGAAGATATCCCCTTCTTTGAATTTACCCGTATCTGGGATTGGTATCCCGATATGAGTACCACGGACGTGGACAAGATTGAAGGCTCTTTCGAACGCCATATCATGACCAAGCACGACATGCGGCAGTTGATTAAGCGGGATGATTTTTATGGCGATTTAATTATGCAATATCTTAAAGACCATCCCAACGGCGATTATGTCGCTAAAAACTGGGAAGTCGATTTACAGACAATTGAGGTTGAGGCCGGCGCCGGGACCAATACAAAGACGATGACCTCTTCCGGAACGGTTGTGAATGAAGATTACCGGTCCACCAACCGGCAGTTTGGAAATAAATATCAGGTCCTGGAATACTGGGGTTATGTGGATGGGCGTGACCTTGAGGCCTGTGGTTTGGAGGTTCCCGATGTAACACTGGAATACGCAGCTAATGTATGGCTCCTGGGAACAACTATAATCAAAGCTGTGTTGTATGAGGGGGCTTTGGGACAGTATAAGGTGTTTTATTATGAAAAGACGAAACAAGTATCTTTGGCGAGGGTCTGGCAAGAATTATGCGGCACTCCCAAATCGCCATTGCTGCAGCTGCACGAATGGTGCTTGACAATGGAGCGTGCGTGGCAGGGCCACAGGTTGAAGCAAATATCTCCCTCCTCACTCCAGATACAGATTACAACTCCGTTTACGCTCGGAAAATGTGGTTCCGGGAAGGGAAAGGCATCGACGCGCAATACCCGGCGCTCCGGTCGGTAGAATTCAACTCACATATCCCTGAATTGCTTAGTATTGTTGAGGCTTTTAAGCAATTTGGTGATGAAGAGACAACCCTTCCTACGTGGATGATGGCTCAGAACGTCAGCAATGAGACAGCGCAGGCAACTTCCAGCCGCATGGCTACGATTACCATATCCATTAAAGATGTTGTAAAGAATTTCGACGCATTTACCGAGAAAATTATAGCCGATTTGTACGCCTGGAACATGGAATTTAACCCCCGTAAAGATATTAAGGGGGATTTCCGCTGTAAAGCGCGCGGCGTTTCGTCCCTGGTGATGAAAGAAATCCGCATGCAGGCTCTGAATCAGCTATCGACGACACTCACCCCCGAGGATTGGGTCTATATCCCGCGCCGGGAGTTCCTTATTGACAAATTTAAGGCCCATGACATCAACATTAAGCTGCGCACTGAAGAAGAAGCAGCTAAAATCCGCGAAGAAGAGCAGAATTCCATCCAGATGCAGCTCGCCATCGAGATGCAGAAGGCTGAAATCGGCTACAAGAAGTCCCAGACCATGGCCCAGCTCACCAAGGCCAAGGAAAAGAACGTCGAAGCCAATGTTAAGGCCCAGGCTCCGCTGGAACAGCAGGAGCAGGTGGACCCGAGGCTCCAGGATGAGCAGGTTGCTCTGGCCACGACCGAGAGAATGTCCAAGGCGGCTCAAATGAGGCGTGAAGATGAGGCCCACCAACAAGAAATGGTCCATAAAGAGGACGAGCATGCGCTGAAAATCGCCTCTGATGCGTCTGCGGCGGCCCAGGAGCTTGGAATTAAGAAACAAAAAGCGGAACATGATATGAAGATAAAGGCGGAGGCCAGTAAAGCGGCTGCCCAGGCTAAAAAGGCTGCGGCAAATAAGCCGAAAGCTAGGAATTAAAAGGAAAAGTCAGAAAAATAACGAGGAGGGATTATGGCAATGGGGAATAGCGGAGGAGGACCTGCCATCAGGCCGGTCCATCCAGTGGCGGCAGCGGCAATAGCGGATTTTAGGGCACTTAAACATCAGGATGCTGGTGGAATCATAGTGAAATTGTTTGATATTTTGCTTAATGATTGCCGGATTGAAAATGACACGGCAGAGCCCAACGCCGTCATTAGAAACCAGGGCAGGATTGATATGCTGCTGCGGGTTAAAAGTCTCCTGGAAAGAGATTATCCTACGCAGCAATAAAATTAGCTTGAAATGTTTGACAAATTAGAAAATCACGTGTTAATAAGGTAATACGAGTTATGGGACAGGAGATTCATCGCATCACGAAAGAAGGTTATAAGCTCGACATTGTCCCGGACGAGCGTTATGTTATCATACCAAAACCTGAAGTAATAGAAATACTTAAGGCTTTGGATGCATTAAAGAGGAAGCTGCAGTTACTGATAAAATAATGGCTTAAAGCTCAGCGGAAAACGAGACCAAAGGCCCACCACGGAGAAATCCGGGTGGGTTATTTTATTTTAACCGAAAGGAGAGGGAAAATGTCGAAAGAAGACACCAATGCCGAGGGAACATTGGAAAATCAAGATGCTGGAGACCAGGTATTTAATGATGCGTTTGATGCTGCTGAAGG